CCTGAGGATCTTCTCCGCGAGCATAGCGATCGCGATTTCGGCTCCGGCAATAACCGTTACGGGCAGTGGCACAAGGAAGGCTATTTGCTGGCGTCGCCGGGACGGTCGATCGACCCTGCGGTCGTGGCACTGAAGATCGCCGAGCTCGTCAGCGAGTATACGGTTCTCGGCCTGGCTTACGACCGTTGGCGTATCGCGGATCTTCTCCGTGAGTTCGACCGCATCGGCCTGCAGGCTTGGGAAGACAAAGGCAGCGAGGGCAAGGTCGGCTCCGGTCTACGTCTCATCCCGTGGGGGCAAGGCTTCAAGGACATGGCTCCGGCCATCGACGCGCTCGAGCTGGATGTCATCAATCGCAAGCTGATCCATCCTTCCAACCCGGTCCTGACATGGACGATGGCCAACGCCATCGCGACCATGGACCCGGCCGGCAACCGCAAGCTCGATAAAGACAAGGCGCGATTCAGGATTGACCCTGCAGTCGCTCTCACCATGGCCGAAGGCCTCAAGTCTCGCGATCGCGCGAAGGTCGTCCTTGAGGTTGGCGGCATGCTCGGCTGAGCGAAGAGGAAATCTCAACATGACCATCCTGCGCAAGGTCTCCACCGAGGGGGCCGGCAATCTCGAATTCGTGCTTTCCGACGCCACGGTCGACCGTTATGGCGACAGCATCGATCCCAAGGGATGGGATCTCAAGTGGTTCAAGAAGAACCCGATCGCGCTTTTCGGTCATTCCAATTCATTCCCGATTGGCAACTGGACGAATATCCGTGTCGAGGGTGGGAAGCTCATCGCGAAGCTGGTCCCGGCCGCACGCGGCACGAGCGAGCGCATCGACGAACTCATCGGCCTTTTGGAGCAGGGCGTCCTGCGCGCCGTGTCCGTCGGCTTCATCCCGAAGAAGTCGGAGCCGATCGATCCGGAAAAGCCCTACGCCGGCCAGAAGTATACCGAGCAGGAGCTCATCGAATGCTCCCTCGTGTCTGTTCCCGCAAATCCTGCAGCTCTTCAGATCGCGAAGTCGCTGCATGTGTCTGACGAAACCTTGTCCTTGGCCTTTGGCGAGCAAGCCGGAGTGAGGCGGGACATGTCTACCCCCGGCGAGCACGCCGCATCACATCCCCCCATCCAGAAGAAAGCACCAGCCATGAAGACCCTCGCTCAGCGCATCGAGGATGCGCAGGCCGCCTATACCGTCGCTCGCGATGCGTATCAGAACCACATCAGCCAGGACGATTATGACATCGAAGAGGGTGAGACCCTCGAAGGCGTCATGAATGAGCGCCAGCTGCGTCTCGACTCGCTCAAGAAGGCCGAGAAGTCGCTCGCCACCGGCGCCGCTGCCTCGTCCGTGCCTGCGAAGCCCGGCGCGCCGGCGATCCGCAAGCCGCTCGGCGTCAAAGAACGTGAGCCCAAGCCCGGCGATCTCATCATCCGCCAGGCCGTGTGCTGCCTGCTGGCGCAGGTCACGCAGCGCGATCCGATCTCCATCCTCGAAGAGCGCTACCGCGACCACGAAGCGACCAACATCTTGGTTCGCGCGGCCGTCGATCCGGCCAAGACGACCGTCACCGGATGGGCCGCCGAACTGGTCGAGACCGAGACAGTGGCGTTCATGGAAACGCTGCGCGATATCTCGTTCTATCCGCGCCTCGCGGCCATGGGCACCAATCTGCAGTTCGGCCCCGGCCGCGGTCAGATCAAGATCCCGGCTCGCGCCGCGACGCCGTCGATCAGCGGTTCGTTCGTCGCCGAAGGCGCCCCGATCCCGGTTCGCCGCTTCGGTCTGACCTCCGCCACGCTCAGCCCGCACAAGATGGGTGTCATCTCGTACTTCACCAAGGAACTGGCGAAGTATTCGAACCCGCAGATTGAAGGTCTGCTGCGTCAGGAAATCCGGGGCGACACCGCTGACACCATCGACACGCTGCTGATCGATGCGACGGCGGGGTCCACGACCCGACCGGCCGGCCTGCTCAACGGTGTCTCGGCGCTGACTGCGTCGTCTGACGGTGGCTGGGCGGCGATCATGCAGGACATCGATACCCTGGCCGCTCCGTTCGATACGGCCAAGGCCGGTCGCAACCTCGTTCTCCTGATGAACAAGCGCGAAGCCCGCAAGCTGAGCTTCGTGCCTGGTCCGGACGACAAGATGGGTTCGATGCGTCAGATCCTCACGGACTCGGGCATCACGCCAATCTCGTCGCTGAACGTGCCGGCAGGTCGCCTGATCATGATCGACGCTGCGGACTTCGCGACGGCGATCCAGGATCAGCCGGAGTTCGACGTGAGCGAGCAGGCGGTCATCCACGCGGAAGACACCTCGCCGCAGCAGATCAGCTCGGCCGGTTCGCCGAACGTTGTGGCGGCGCCGGTCATCTCCATGTTCCAGACCGCCAGCATGGCCCTGCGCATGCTGATGGATGTGACCTGGGCGATGCGCCGCGCCGGCATGGTGCAGTGGATCGACGGCGCCGACTGGTCCTATTCGCCCGGCAATCCGTAAGCCTGCCGGCGCGACCAACGGGTGAGGCGTTCGCGCCTCACCTCCATCCCTGAACGAGTGGAGCTCACCATGAGCAATCAGACCGACGACGAGAAGGCGAAGAAAGCCGCTGATGAGGCTGCCCGCAAGGATGCGGAGGCCAAGACCAAGGCCGACGAAAAGGCCAAGCGTGAGGCCGAAGCAAAGGCAGAGGCCGATAAGAAGGCCGCGGCCGCCTCTGCGAAGTCCGGCGCAACCGGCGCCAAACCAGCCCCATCCCATGACGCTCCCTATCCGACCCAGGCCGATCTGGACGCCATGAAGGAAGGTCGGTTCGGCCAAAGCCGTGAAGCCACAGCTGACGCCAAGGGCGTGGATTACAAGACCCGCTGATGGCGAACTGGCTCTCGACGATCTTCAGCAACATCCTCGGTAAGGGGACCGAAGGCCAGTATCGGCCCGGTCCCTATTACCTTGCGGACGGCGTGCTTGGCGCCGGCCCTGGCAGGCTGCTGAACTGGTGGCAATCAGGCTATTCGCTTAAGCCATACGGCGAGCGCAGTGCGATGGTCGAGGCGTGTCAGTCTGCCTATTCGCAGACCGTTGCCATGTGCCCAGGCGATCACTGGCGCAGCTTGGCGAACGGCGGTCGAGAGCGCGTGACGAATTCTGCGCTGTCGCGCATCATCAAAAAGCCCAACGATTACCAGTCGATATCCGACTTCCTGCTGAACCTGACACGAAATCTCTATTCAGCCTCGGGTGAAGCGTTCGCGGTCGGTATTCGCAATGATCGGAACGAGATTTCGGAACTGCACCTCATGCGGAGCGGAAAGCCGCTGATCGCCGAGGACGGCTCTGTCTTCTACCACCTGTCTGGCAACGAGATTGCAGAGCAGCGGTTCGACTTCACCGATCCCATTCCGGCGCGTGACGTGCTGCATGTTCGCCTACACACGCCGCGACATCCGCTCAAGGGCGAAGGCCCGATCATGGCCGCGGCGCTCGATCTCGCCATGTCAGGTGCGGCGCTGAATCAGCAAATCGCTTTCTATCTGAACCAAGCGCGTCCTTCGTTCATGTTGGAGACGGACCAGCAGCTGACGAAGGACCAGACAACCGAGTTGCGCGCGCGATGGGACGAACAAACCAAGGGCGACAACGCCGGCGGCACGCCGATATTGGCGTGGGGTCTGAAGGCAAAGGCTGTCACCTCTACCGCCAACGACGGTCAGCTGGCCGAGATGCTCAAGATGACCGAGCAGAATATTGCCTTGGCGTTCAGGGTCCCGCTCCAAATCCTCGGCATCGGGGGCACTCCGTTCGCCTCGACGGAATCCCTGATGGCTTCGTGGAAAGCGTCCGGTCTCGGCTTCGCGCTGAATCACATCGAGGAAGCGTTTGGTCAGCTCTTCAATCTGAAGGGCGTGCCCGACGAGTATCTCGAGTTCGACACCAACATCCTCCTGCGCTCGTCTTTCAAGGAGCGCATTGAAGCGCTGACCAACGGCACGCGCCGGCTCTATACCATCAACGAGGCTCGGGCGATCGAAGGTCTTCCGTCGGTTACGGGCGGCGACGAAATCCGTGTTCAGCAGCAAGACGTACCGCTGAGCTATGGCGAAAAACTACAGCCTCCGCAGCCAGCACCAGCGCCAACTCCGGCAAATGACGATACAGCGGACGAAGATGATCCGGCAGGAGACGCAGAAAGCAATGAGCGCGCGCGCCAATCCTTCCGGTCAGCATATGCCCGCACAGTCGCCGTTTGACATCCTTGCCGAAGAGCTCGGCGCCGTAGCAGGGCGGATTGAGCGAGAGTCGCTGCTCCGTATCGAAGCAGCCATCTCCGACGTTCGCCGGATCGATGCTGAGCGTGAACTTCGCTTCACCACCCTTGAACGTCGTGTCGACGAGGTCATTGCCCGCGTCAAGGATGGCGATCCGGGTCGTGATGGCAAGGACGGCGTCGACGGCCGCGATGGCGCTCCAGGTGCTGATGGCCGAGAGGGACCGGCTGGCGTCGACGGCCGCGATGGCGCCGCGGGTGTTGATGGGGTCGATGGCGCTATTGGACCGCAAGGGAGCGCGGCTCGGACGGTGAGCGCGGCGAACGGGGGCCTGCTCCAACCGATCAGGAGATTGACGCGGCCGTGGCCCGATACTTCGCCGCCAATCCTGTTCCGGCAGGACCGGCGGGCGAGCGTGGCCCGGCCGGCGAACCTGGTCCTCAGGGCGAGCAGGGCGAACGCGGCATTGCTGGCGCCAATGGCGCCGACGGTCGCGATGGTAGCGATGGCGCTCCTGGTCCGCGCGGCGAGGCCGGCGCGCCAGGCAGGTTGCCGATCGTCAAGGCGTGGGAAGATCGTGTCTATTACGAGGGCGAAGTCGCCACGGTTGGCGGTGCTACCTATCAAGCCTTGCGAGACACCGGTCGATCGCCGCCGCATGATGATTGGCAGTGCATCGCCGCAGCCGGCGTCAATGGAAGAGACGGCGCTTCTTTCACCATCCGGGGCACCCATGCCGCCGGAGATGACTATGCGGCCTTCGACGTGGTTGCGCTCAACGGTGCGTCCTTCGTCGCAAAGCGAGACAATCCAGGACCGTGTCCTGGCGACGGCTGGCAGATGCTGGCCATGCAGGGCAAGCGCGGCAATCCGGGCGAGCGTGGGCCGCAAGGGCCGCGCGGCGAGCGCGGTGAGGCCGGGTCTCCGGTGGTTGCATTCGAAGTCGATGAAAGCGGCGTGGTCGTCCTGACCAACGGCGACGGCACTACGGCCGAGGCTGATCTCTATCCGCTGCTGACGAAATTGGCGCGCTAACGCCTCATCCACCCTGAGAAGGGCAATCCCGGCGTGCCGTTCATCCGTGCCGCCTTCCCAGCAAAGGAACGAAGACCATGCGCATGTACGAAGTCACAGTGACGACCGATGCCAGCGGCAATGCCACTGCATACCTTCCATCGGCCGGCCGATGCCGCGGCGAGTTGGAGTCCATTCATTACGAGAAGATCGACTTCGCTAACGGCGTCGATTTCACGATCACTGACGAAGTGACGGGCGAAAGCCTCTGGACCGACACCGATGTGAATGCGTCCGAAATTGTGCGCCCTCGCGCGCCGGTGATGGACCAAGTCGGAGCCGCGCGTCTCTACGCGACCGGTGGCACGGCGGTCAGCACCAAGATCGCCATTGTGTCGCGGGTGAAGATCGTCGTCGCTCAGGGCGGCAACGTGAAGTCCGGCAAGTTCCGCGTCATCGTCGGCTGATCGCGTCATGTCCTGGGTCGTCGTCACGAGGCCGGAAGAGCCGGTTCCTTCACTCGAAGAGGTGAAGAACCATCTTCGCGCGTCCGACTTTGTTGACGACGACGAGGACATCAAGTCCAAAATCTGGGGCGCCATCACCGAGTTTGAAGACCCTCGGCTCGGCTGGCTTGGCTCTTCA